GTTCTTAATGAAACTTACTTTATCGATTTTGATGCCATCGAAAAGTACATAGACATGAAAGATTTGACGGAACCTGAGTTTTCAGGTTCTTCAGAACAAAAAATCAACGTAATCAAATTTGAACTTGTCAAACTTATGTTAGACGTTATAATGACAGAAAATGAAGTGAATGACGAGAAATTGGGCTTGAAAAATTTGGATGCTTCAATACCTTTTAAACTTGCTTTCAACTCACTACTAAATAAAAACTTAATCAATCATTATTGAAATGGATTCTGAACAAATTTCAAAAGTAAAAAATTCTATTCAAAATTTGAAAGAGAAAAAATCTAAGTTTCTCTTTTTTATTCATGATACCAAAGGTAACGCCAAAGCCTCTATCAGATACATATACGACATGGCATTAACACTCCAAAGAAATGGTTTCAATGCCGTAATTTTACACGAGAAAAAAGATTACAACGGTGTTGGTAATTGGTTGGGTCAAGAGTACATGACCGAGCTTCCACACCAATCAATTGAAGGTGAAAAAATTGAAGTAACACCTGAAGATTTTTTAATTGTACCTGAAATTTTCGCATTTATGATGGAACAAGTAAAAAATCTTCCTTGTGCAAAAATCGTATTAACACAACAGTACGCTCACATGTTAGAGACTCTTCAACCAGGTCAAACTTGGAATCAATTTGGGTTCTTAAAATGTATTACCACATCTGAAAAACAAAAAGAATACATCACTCGTGTTTTTAGAAATATTTCATATGATGTTGTTGAACCCTACATCTCTGACAAGTTTCAAAAAAGAACTTTACCTCCAATGCCAATAATTGGAGTCCATTCAAGAGAACAAGAAGACACTGTCAACTTAATTAAAACATTTTACCTTCGTTTTCCGCAATATCGTTGGTTTACATTCAGAGACCTAAGAGGTTTGACTGAAGAACAATTCGCAGATGCCCTCAAAGAGTGTTTTGTTTCGGTTTGGATAGATAGAAAAAGTGCCTACGGTACATTCCCATTGGAATCGATGAAAGTTGGTGTACCTGTAATTGGTGTTCAACCTGAATTAGTTCCTTCTTGGATGAATGAAAATAATGGTATTTGGGTTAAAGATGAAATTATACTTCCTGAACTTTTAGCGGATTGGGCACAGAATTGGTTAGAAGACAACATCTCCCAAGAGGTTTACACAAATATTCAAAACACCGCGGATTCACTTCAAACTCGTGAACAATACGAAGCAAAAATTATTGAACTTTTTGAATCCTACCTAAACAATAGAGCGTCTTCAATGGAAGAACAAATTTCTAAATTTTCTGAATAAGTTATGAGTAACAAATTAGATTTAACAATTATCCTACCAATCAAATCTTCTTTAGCTAAAGATTTTGATGAGTATTTTACTAAAGCAATTGAATCAATCAAAAACCAAAAAGTTCAAGTACAAGAGTTGTTGATTGTTGCAACTGTAGAAGAGCAACTAAAGTCATATTTGGAATCTTATGATTTTGGTGAATTGAATGTAAGAACTGTTGTTTGGAACAAAGAACCAAGTTACAGTACTCAAGTTAATTTTGGTGTTGAACAATCAACCACAAAATGGGTTTCATTGTTTGAATTCGATGATGAATATGCAAATATTTGGTTTGATAACGTTCAAAAATACATCGAGTTTTTCCCTGAAGTACAAGCATTTTTGCCAGTGGTAGTGGACACAGATGAAAAAGGAATTTTTGCGGGTTTCACAAATGAAGCGGTCTTTGCGGCTAACTTCTCACAAGAAATGGGTATTTTGACAAATGATGTTTTACAAGATTACCAAAACTTCCAAACATCAGGTATGGTCTTTCGAAAAAGTATTTACGAGGATTTTGGTGGTTTCAAATCGAGTATTAAACTTACGTTTGTCTACGAGTTTTTACTCAGACTTACATACAATTCAGTAAACATCATGACTATCCCTCGTTTGGGATACAAACATACGAACATGAGAGAAGGCTCGGTGTTTTGGAACTATAAGTTTGGCGCAGAAAGAATGGTTGACGATGAAGTGAAGTTTTGGATACAAACAGCAAAAAAAGAATACTTTTTTAGAGACGATAGAACCATAAATTACACCTCTGAAAATGTCTAATGATTGAGACGTTAACGGCACAGACCGAAGATGTCACATCAAAAAAAAGGGGTAGAAAGGCAACTACAACTAATTATTTCGATGTACGTGAGGAGGAGGCTGTAAGAGCTTTTCTTATAGCCGAATCCTACGAAGAAAAAAATAAAATTTACAACGAATTTTTAAGAGCCCCTTTAGATAAGATGATATCTTCGATTATTCGGAGGTACAAGTTGTACAGGAAAGATATGGATTTCAGAGAAATTCATGTGGATACCCATTCTTTCCTGATGACTAAAGTAGATAAGTTCAAACCCGCCAAAAATAAAAAGGCGTATTCATACTTTGGTACAATTTGTAAAAATTACTTGATGGGTCAAATCATCAAAGACCAAAAAGAAACTAATCGTAAAATTTCTTACGAAGATATTTCTTCAAGTCTTGAAGAGAGACCTGACCTGACATATGAAATTGATATTGACGTTGTTGAAACCGATTTATTAATCAACACATATCTTTCGGATTTAAGAGATTTTATTGCAAACGAAAATCTTTCTGAAAGTGAAAAGAAACTTGGGTATGCACTAATTGACTTATTTGAAAATTACGATTCAATTTTTGCTGGCACTGACAACAACAAATTCAATAAAAACATTATTCTTTTGTCTTTAAGGGAAATGACAAACTTAACAACGAAAGAAATCAGAAACTCCATGAAAAAGTTCAAAAAACTTTATCTTTTAGTCCAAACCAAAATGAAAGACTAAAAAATTTTGGGTTTCGTGGTTCAAAATATTTATTAGTATGCCAAGACCGCAAAAAAAAGAAATTAATTTTACCAAGGATTCCATCTTATCCTTGATGCAGGAAATCTATAATGAACTTGTAGAGCAAAGAAATACTGCCATTAGAATTCAAAACAAGATGATTTCAATGATGAAGGAACCAGAGGATATGAAATCAATTGGTCCTGTTATTGAAAAACAACAACGAGTAATCAATGATTGTGTAGAAAAGAAATTAACCCTTTCAAAACTTCAGTCTACTATTTGGGAAAAATCAAATAGTCAACAAGAGAATTTTAGTTTGTCAGATTTAGACGACGACTTAATAAATTCACTTATTGACAAAGACTCAAATGTGGATGATGAACCCACATACAGAATGAAATAAAATGCCCTTACAAGAATTTCTTCAATCTACAGACGTTGCTCAGAGCTACAAAGATATTGATAGTCAAATATCAGCTCTACAAGCTTATAACGCCGTTTCAAGAAGTGAGGTCGACACTCAAAAACTACAAGGAAATTCACAAGCACAATATACTGGAATCTACGCAACACAGCTCAATAAAATTGCCGAACAGCAAAAACGTTTTCAAAGAAATACACCAACGTCATATAGTGAATTAATAAAACTCATAGGTTCAACCAAGGGGAAAGGACCCGAGTCTCTAAAAGAAATCCGAAAAATTTTTTTGGAATCGGCGTTAAAACTTGAACCTAAAGTTGCTCAAATAGTTGCAGAAGAAGCTTTTAAAGTTTTAGGTTGTTCTCAAGAACAAACATATAAAGGGATTAGTCAAATAACGTTACAAACCATACCATCTTTGAGTAGTTTAGACCCACAAGAGGGAATTTATGTTCGTATTCAGGACATAGATTGGAGTGGTTCGTTGAAAATAAAACCATCATCAAAAATCGGAAAAATCTATTATGAGAAAAATCAGATTGGAAGTCTAACTCAGTATGTCAACTACGGAGGTTTACCCGAGAAGTTTCCGATGAATTTTGAACTCAGGGAACGTATTGAGAATAATAACTCGTCTTTTAAGGACCAATTCGGTGTCCCTTATGACGGAGTTTCACAACAAAACATTTTTGATATCAAGTACTCCCCAACAAACGGGAATCAAGTACAAGGAGACTACTTTAGAGTATTCTTATTAGACAGAAGTGGTTCTCCCGTAACACCTCCCCCAGGTAACCCTTTAATCTACTCAGCCAATACAATTGGAACATCTTTAATTGATTATTACAAAACCCTAAAAATGTTTGATGCAAAAATATTATTAGGTAATTTGTTGAATCTAACTGTTTGTACCTTGAATAATTCTTTATCAATCAATCAAATTGAGGGTCAAACAAGATTAAATCTTATCATCAACAGAATCTTGGGAAGATGTGAGGGTGGAGAATCAGAAATTGATGTTGCGGGTACAGCAAAACTATCTGAACTTGATGTGGTTGATGACCAATTTTTTGAATTTACAGAACAAGATGAACGATTCATCAATCAAACCGCCAACAACTTCAAAAACAACGTTGTAGAATACGTGGAGTGTGATAACATCAAACTACCTGTTGATAACGATTCGCTTCAAGACCAACTAATTGATTTGGGGGACCGTTTGGAAAATCTTACCATTGAGGAACAAGTTTCTGAGATGGAAAGAATATTGGATTCTATTCCTGAAAAATGGGCTCAAGACACTCTCAGACCAACAATAGATTTACAAAACCCATTTAACCAAGATTTATTAGATAAATTCATAATTGCAATTGCCACTTCCGTTCTAACACCTAAACATCTATTACCAATTTTAACTTTTCAACAAGTAATACAAAACCAAGTTTTGGGATTCGCCAACAATATTGTAGTTCAGGGAAACCAAGTTGTACAACAAACAAATTCTCAGATTACTCAAGCAAACAATTTAAATAGTCAAATAAATCAACAAATTTTGAGTGGGGTTGATTTTGTGAAGAAATTCAAAAAATTTGTGTTTGGTGTTGTGGGAAGAATTTTAGAAGAGTTTTTAGAAATTCTTTTTGAAATTTTAAAAAAGGAACTACTAAAATTAATTAAAACAATTCTAAGAGACATATACAAATCCACAAGGAACAAGTATGTTTTAATGGTGAGTTCTTTATTGGAAGTTGGCGAATTTGTGATTGATACTTTCAGAAGTTATCGAGAGTGTAAGTCTTTGGTTGCCCAAATACAAAAAATTTTGAAACTAATATCAAGAAACATTCCACTTAGTCCGGGTATCAGTCGAGAACTTCTTCTCTTATCCAAAGGTTTACCGGGTATTTCCACAGAAAGAGCGGTATTGAAATCAATTCAAACCATGCAGAAAAAAGGAATACCAACGGGACCTCTTCCTGATGGTTCACCAAATAAAATGGTTCAGTTTCTCATTGCACAAACTGGTGGTACTTATGACGAATTTTTGGCAAACGGGAAACTTCAAGCCTTTGGTATAACACCACCTGTTGCCGGTGGATACGTCGAGATATTTGGAAAAGCTACGTAATATGACACAAGAAGAATTTAAAGTAATACAGGAAAACGCCGTCAATGTAGACAAGATACCAAACTCCAAACTTGAGGAAAGTATGGATAAACTTTCTAAAGAGTTTGAAGAAATCAAAAACTCAATCATTGGGATGAGTTTTTATTTGGATAAAATTGAGGAACTCTACAATAGGATATTAAAAGAATATCAAAATCGTAATGGCAGAACGTAATTGGTTTTACGGTAAGGTTGTTGATAACCAAGACCCACTTAATTTAGGAAGATGCCGAATCCAAGTCATCACAGATAGGATTGCGGCAATCCAATTAGGTGCTGGTAATGGTTTTAATCAACTTCTTGATAAGTGGCAAGACAACGACCCATTTGTTTTTAACTCACTACTTCCAATTTTTGTTTACTCCGTACCTCAAATTGATGAATTAGTACAGGTTTACTATCACAATTCGGATGCCCCATTTCTTAACAGATATTACGTCCAAGCCCCATTTTCGAGAATACAAAATATTGGTCAGGAAGACTACAACCAAGAACAAAAATATACCGATATTAACGGTCTCCAAATTTCAGGGGCAACCTTTATTAGAAATTTAGACGGAAGTTACAAAGATTCTCGGAGTAAAGGGGTATTCCCTGAACCCAGTGATAAGGCAATCATGGGTCGTGGAAGTGCGGATATGATTGTAAAGGAGGATGAGGTTCTTTTGAGAGCATCAAGATTTACAGGACAATTAAGAAACGGTGTGTCCCCCATTGCCAACCCGAACCGAGCATTTCTTCAACTTTCAAAATTACAACAAAAAGTTAGTTTTGGTGCCTTTCAAAAACAAGGTCAGGTTAGTGTTAAAAACGTACAGGTAAAATTCTTGGTTGAATATGACCTTACTAATCCTGAAACACAACTTTCTCCCCCCATTTTTAATGGTTCGGTAAGATTATACAGATTACTACCATCTCCACTCACGACCTCAGACAATCTTAAGGTAGATTCAAATGTCGAGAATTTGAAACTGATTGTGGCTCAAGAGAACTTTAATAATTTAGACCAAGTTTCCACAATCAATTTCATTAATGGATTTATTGATACTTGTAATTCAAAATTAAAAACCAAAACAGGGGTTGTGTTGTTTAGTGTGTTGGAAGACAGGTTTCCAATTTTCTTTAGACCAACTCCACTGAATTATAATTTGATGAAAACATCCACGGATTCTTTCACAAAAAGTAATTTATCCGCCATATATCAAAGTATCAAATTAAATACAAACGATAAACGAGGAGGGTGGGGTTTAATTATTGAACAAAACAAAACAGGTCAACCCTTACAACTTGTAATCCAATCTTTTCGTGATAGAATCAATTCGGCGGTTCCTGAAACTTATGGATTGATGGGGGCAAACTACCTATATCTCTTATCACAATTCTCATCAATACCAGGTAAAGAAAAAATTAATTTTGACAATTCATTATATGGGTTCAATGAAGAACAAATAGGTCTTAATATTCGTCCTAACACATCTTCTATGGTCAGAGGGGAAGAACTATTGGAACTACTTAATTTCATTGTTAGATTCGTTATTTCCCATACCCACGCGTTTCCTGGTGAAGCTCCCGTTCCCGTTACAGAAGACGGTATTACCGTAGCTCAGGTATTAACCGCACTTAATGACGCCAACCAAAAGGTACTTAATCAATATATTCGGTTGAATTGATATTTATTAGAAAAACTAATTGATGTCAATTTTAAGGTCGTATTTTAGTCGTAACGATACACTACTTTCAAACACCTATACAAACACGGGTAGAAACCCTGTAGTAGAGTTAAATTTTGGTTCAGCCGACTTGGTTGTACCCAACTTTGGTTTTACTCGATTTATCTTTGATTTAGACTTAGACCTTCTTCAAGAAAAACTTGCCACAGGGGAAATCTCAACAGGTTGTACCTCAGCAATGACCCATACCCTAACAATGACCAACACATCATCATTTGACGATGATTTGCTCAATACCAATATGTCAAACGGAAGAAAAAGAGCAACGTCATTCGATTTGATTCTTTTTAGAATACCTAAGTTTTCAGGTAGCACAGGACTCCCCCAACTATGGGACGAAGGTGTGGGGTATGACTATACTCAAGCTCTAACAAGAAATGGAATTTCAGGTTCAATCACCGCAATTCAACAGAACAACGACATTATGTTCTCGACAAGACCCGCCAACTGGTATCAGAGAACTACCGTAAACAATTGGTCCCAACCTGGTCTGTACGACAACTCCAATGGTCTTACAGGTTTGACAGGACTCAATTATTCAGCCATCACAATAGTTGATGAACAACACTTTGAGTTTGGTAATGAAGATGTCAACTTCGATATGACCAACGAAATCAATTCGATACTTGATGGTTCATTAACAGGTGTCACAGGATGGGGGATTGCCTACAAACCAGACCTCGAGAGACTAACAGGACTCACAGAGTCTTATAGTGTTGGTTTCTTTGGAAGGTTGACTCAAACTTTCTACCAACCATTCCTACAGACAACATACAACGACCTTATTCGAGATGACAGAAATCTGTTCTTGAAAAACCAAACAAATAAATTGTATTTGTACATTTATCAGAATGGTGATTTCAAAAACTTGGATGAACTTCCTGTTGTTGATGTATTAGACCAAGCAGGTGACCCTGTCGTGGGGGCACAAGGACTTACGGCATGTACTGTGACTAAAGGTGTTTATGAAGTTACAATCCCAAATGTATTCACAGGTTCACCAACACCATGTGTATTTTACGATAACTGGACTAACTTAAAGATTAACGGACAAAATATTCCAACAGTCGAAAATCAGTTTATTCTACAAGCCTATCAAGCAGGAATCCAAATTGGGTCTTTATCCCAAGAACCAAAAAAATATGGATTCAGTTTTTATGGCATTCTTCAAAACGAAAAAATTCTTAACACCGAAACACGAAAGATTGGGGTTGTTGTAAAACAAGAATGGTCGGCAAGTGTTATGTTAGAAAACGTTGACGTTTATTACAGAGTTTATGTTAGAGAAGGTACTACAGAAGTTCAGGTTCAAGATTGGACGCCTGTAAATCGTACACCCAACGAATACTACTTTATCTTTGATATGAGAGATAAAATACCTAACGAATACTTTGTGGACATCAAAGTGGATACAAGTGGTGAAAAAGATATTTATAAAGACACATTACAATTCCAAATTGTTAACAAAAAATGAAAAAGGTAATCAAACTCACAGAAACCGACTTACAAAAATTAGTCAATAAAGTTCTTAAGGAAGCGGAACATGAACATAGTCGTTATATGTTTTTCACTAATCTTCAACAAATTAAAAGACAATCAGAACTTTTATTGGAGTTGGATGATGAGGTAATCAATCAGATTTTGGAGAACGGTCACGATTGGGCTGACGACCACATTACCGTGGCAAAAGAAAACATGGACCAGGTTTTTGATTTCTTGATGAATGAAACGCAAGATTCTGAAATGGACATGTCTATGATGGATGATGTTACTATAATAGAAGGACGTAAAAAAACAGGTACTAAGTTATGTGCTCGTGGTAAAGCCGCTGCTAAGTCGAAGTATGACGTGTTTCCTTCAGCCTATTCAAATGGTTACGCTGTCCAAGTATGTAAAGGAAGAATGCCAGGTCTCGACGGAAAAAAAAGATGTTCGGGAGTGTATTGTTAACTTTGTAGTTTTAATTTAGTGTTGTATATTTGTGGTCAAATATCAACTAATGAATAACCTCTACCACAAGTTCCGTCGGTTTGTTCAAAAACAAACCATCCAAGCGTTCCGTTATGTTCAAACGGATTACGAAAAGTCGATTTACGAAAACGACTCTATTACAATTTGTAAAAAGTTGATTAGTCAAAAAGAATCAACATTATTACTCACACCAAGAAGTGGGAAAAGATATATCAAAAGTGAAACTTCAGATGTATTTATTATTCTCGACAGTCATAGAATCAAAATTATCAATCACATCTACGCTTATGATATCTATGTTACAGATAAGCCCTGGACAAAGTTGTTAGACTACTTTGATACAGAGGTAGAAAAAAGAAGAGATGAATTTGAAAAACAAATTACCTCTAACATCCAAAGTTCACTAAAAAAGATTTTACACGAAGTCAAATGAAACATCCTTTCCATACTTTATTTTACATTGGTCTTTCAACTATGCTCTTTGTTGGTACATTTTTGAGTCTTTTAGTTATTAACATCAAAGACATACTTCCTTCGACATTTAGTGACAGTGAACCACGCGTTGTTAATCGAGACGTAATTGTCACAACACCTATTGAGATTTTGAGTGGACCAACACCTCAAACAAAACCTATCGAGAAAGTAATAGTGACAAAAAAAACAGAAAAAACGGTGGAATTACCAATCCAAGGGGACAGCACCAAAACATTACCCGAAAAAAAAGATTCAACGGAAACGCCTGTTATAAAGACTCCTTGAGTACTTTGTGGATTAAATTTCTTAATCCCTCATTTTTTTTCTTTGGTTTGTAAGACGTCATAGTTGGTTTGTTACCCTTACCAACTTTGGGGTCTTTTTTTTCCGCGGCTCTTTTTTGAGCACAAGCAGATTTTTTTTGTGCGTCAGTCATTTTTGACGCCACACCCGCGGCTCTACATTTAGGATAACCCTTAGATTCTCCTTCAGGTCTGCCACAAGGTGGATGCCCACCACCTTCTTTTTTTCTACAAATGTTTACCCAAGGACCTTTTGGTTGTTTTGACCCTTTTGGTTTTTTCTTGGTACCAAACCAAACGGCTAAATCTTCTTTTATCATAATTGGTTCGTAATCTGATTTAGGTAAATTAGCGATTTTCTTAATATACTCAGGTGTACCAGGTTGTTTAACCCCACTTGGGTCATATCCATTAATTGGATTACCGCCAGCATCATTTTGTGTAAAATTTTTTTTGGCAATTTTTGCTTTCTTCAAAGCAATTATTTCGTTTTTTGATATTTGTTTCTTATTTCTCGCCATTTGACCATCATATGAATCATAGGCGTTTTCTGTAGAAACATACTCAGACACAGGAATATCAAAAGGGGCAACAGTATGTTTGTCCCAAATGTGTGGGGCTAAATTCAAAGGTACCTTGAAACTGCCAGCATTAACTGCTCCTGTAGATTCCTTTAAATTTTTCTTTTCCATAGTATATTACCATAAATAGTTTGATATAAAGAAATGGAAGAATTTAATTCGATAGGCGTTTTATTTGATAAAATCCAATATACAGGACCCGAGGATTTTGAAAAATTAGTTTTAGATTTATCAGAACCTCAGGCATTTTATGTTTTACAAGTTGCTTTAGAGAAATCTTACAACTCCGGTATATTTACTTTACAGGAGGCAGAAATATTGTCCAAATCATTAAGAATGTTAAATAAACCATCCATAGAAAAAGAAATCTAAAACAAGTCCGTTGAGGACTTTTTTTTTGCTTAGTCATGACTGAAAAAGATATCATCAAAAAAATTGTAGAGGGAGAGCTCGAATTAACCATGGCAGTTAGAAATGGTCATAAACCATACATTGGTGACAAATATCAACCGTTAAGAACTGAAGTAGAAATCTTCAGGTGTTTGTATTTTGGTTACGATTCAAAATTTTGTAAACACAAGAAATAAAAAAAGGGGACCGAAGTCCCCTTTCCTTTTCTATATTGAGATAGATTATCTCAATTCTCTCAAGTCGAATGTTCTTACACCATCAACTGTGATACGTCCGTAGAAACGGTTGTTCACCACCTTCTTAGCGTATCTGGTCATGATACCCTTGATTGGTGTGAAGTTGAATGGGTTGTACATTGTTGGAGTGAGTTGTAGAGGTACATACGGTGCGTAGATGTAACCTGTGTCAAGTAACGATGTACCTTTGTGACCCAACAACACTTGGTTTGCTGGGAAGTAAGGGTCACGGTAAACTTGATATCTACCTGCCAAAGTACCAACTCTCTCGATACCCATGTTGTACTGGTCTTGCTCAGGAGCTGCGTTCGATACGTGGAAGTACTCCAAGTCGTCGAAGATAGCAGATACCTCAGAAGATACAACAATCCAGTTAGCTCCACCTCTCAAGGTAGATTTGTGGATTTGTGCTGAGATTTGGTTGATTGCCGTGATAAGGGTTTGGTTCCAATCCTTCTGAGTGTAAGGGTTTGAACCATTTCCGTTTCCAAGTCTCTTCCAACCGTTGTAATCCCATCTCAAGTTCCAAGCCGCAGCTTTTCTCAAGTCTCTAAGGATTTCACGGTCGATTTCAGCCGCTACTTGCTCCGACAACAACGCTGTCAATTCAGCTTCAGCGTCGATGTTGTGGAACGCAGCAACGTCTTGTGCCATTTCAGGAGACCATTGTGCTCTTAATTTTCTTTCTGTTACAGATACAGTAACTGACTCGAGGTCAAAAGAAACTTCACCTAATCTGTCTTCGAATTCCAAGTTCTTATAAATTCTATAAGTTGAGATAAACGCGGTGTTTACAAGTGAGTTTGAAGAGAACGAAGACCCTGTGTAACCATCCATAGAAGGACCACAAGTCACACAAACTGGTGTCTGAAGGTCAACTTCTAAGTAGATTTTACCGTTAGCATCACAAACCTGGTAGTAAGTACCACCGTCAGTTTTAGAGTTAGGGAATCCTAACGTTACATCCTGACCGTACTGAACAATACCATCACCGTATCTTTGAGTAACAACTCTGAAGAGGTAATTATTTTGAGTGTTTGCTGATGTGTAAACGTTTCCAAGAGCTCCACGAATTTCTAAACTAGCGAGGAAAGTCTCTGTATCCATTGGGTTACCATCAGGACCAATCAACTGACCAGCACCTGCGTTCGCGAAACCTGACATAACAATGAGTACTTTTCTGTAGTTATCAAGTCCGTAACCAGTGATAATCAAGTTGTCACCAGCCCAAGCTACTGTAGTAACATCACCTGTGATAGCTGAGAACTGACCTCTTGAGTAGTCGTAAAGACCTGGTGGGTCAAGAGCTGGTTCGTTACCTTCGTAGAATCTATCGTAAAGGTCTTTAGTGTTTTGGTAGTCGTAACCACTGTTTGGAGTTTGGTCATTAGCTGCGTTTGGTGCTCCGTAAGGTGCCCAGTGCTGATTTTGTGCGTTTTCGTACGACTGAATGTTAGGTACAAAGTAGAACAACTTACCGATAGGTAGGTTCATAGCTTGTACTGATACGATATCGTTAGCAAGAAGTTTAGAGAAAACTCTTCTTACGATAGGAAAAACTACAGTCTCGAAAGAACCCGAGTCAGCTGTTGAAGATGCTTCGTTGATTAAGTGTGAAGCTTGGTTTTCATACAACTGAGCTACGTTCTCCTTAAGGTGACCCTTAAGTCCATCGAGGAAACCTAATTTTTCCCATTTGTTGATTGTGTCTTCTTTGATAACTTTAAGGTGCTTAAGACCGATGTTACCAACAAGACCTGATTCAAGTAATGCTCCCATTTTTTTAATTTTTTAAGGAATTTTATTTATTTAAATTTTTGACATCAAATCCTTAATTCTCATGAACTGAGGATTTTCGTATGTCTTAGATTCAATCAATGAAGTTGAGGAACCTGAAGTCATTTGATTGTTGAGTTTTCTTTCAACGTTCTCATTGACGCTCTGTGTTTCGGTTTTACCCAATTCTTCTTTGATTGTCTTATAGAGAGATTTTGATTCTTTAAGATTTTCTACAGAATCAAATCTTCTTAAGATATTGATTTTTTCTTTCTTGGTAGTCGAATGTTCAGTGAACAAACGGGTTGCGTATGCCAAGTTTGAGTTAAATACAGCAACTTCATTAAGTTTCTCTCTGAATACGTTGAGTGCTTGTCTGTACTCCTCGTTTTTTTCTCTGAGAACTTTCAATTCAGCCTCTACAGATTCAACCTTCACACCATTATTACCATATACGTAATTACGGTTGTTGGTGATTCCTTTTCTCAAACCTCTACCCTCTTTAGAGCCCATTCCATAAGTTCTAGCAGCCTCTTTCGTCTCTTCTTTTTCGTAATCTTTGTAGTGTCCTTTCTTTTCACCAGATTTCTTTTCAACACCGTCTACTTTCTTACGTTTGTATTCGTGTTTCTTAGAACCCCAGTTCTCTTCCATTTCACCTTCTTTAAATTCGAATTTAGCTTTGCCAGTTCCCATAGTTTTGGGACCCTCTTTTTTGTCTTCGTCGAAGCCCTTCTTAGGTAATGACTTATCATACTTAAATTTGGGACTTCCTATACCAACGCCTTTTGGTTTTACAGTCATTTTAGCTTCTTCGAGATTGTATTCTTCAGAACCTTCTTCCATTTCAGAGTCGTACATTTCTTCCTCATCCATTTCCATAGATTCCTCCATATCTTCCATCTCGTCGTCGTCATCTGACATTTCGATTTCATAGACTACTTCTTCGTCCATTTCTTCTTCCATTTGTCCAGAGTTAGAATCATACAAAGCAGATAATACAGCTTCCAAGTCAGGGTCAGCCTCATCGAGTTCTTCGAACTCCATGTCACCTTCTTCTAACTCTTCGTCCATTTCTTCCGCTTCGTTCATTTTAACGATGTATTCCACATCTTCATCATTGTCCTTAATATGAACTTCGTCGTCATCTTTAGAAACAATGATTCCGTCTTCTTCACCCATAGCTTTGAAAATTTTCAAAATTTCCTCGTCTGATGCGTCTCTTAAATCGATAGTGTCATCTGAAAAATCCATTTCGAGTTCGTCTTCCGACTCCATGTCATCCTCAGAATCACCCATGTCAAAATCAACTTCATTTTCATCACCCATAGTATCCATAGGTAATTCCAATTCGGTATCGACTTCAATCTCATCTTCGACATCTTGTTCGGTGAGAGATTCTTTTACTAACTGACTGATTTCTTCCTTCATTGTAGAAGCAAGTATTCCTTTTGCGTTTTCGGCTATAACATCTTCAACGTTTTTCATTTGAATCAGAGCCTCTTCAACTAAATTTTTAGTTTCTTGCATAGAAAATGTTTTTATTTACCTTATAAATAGTGTAGTAAATAAAAAAGTTCATTTCTGTCACATCCAAACGGACAAAATGACAGAAATGAACTGTAAAAAAAAAGTGGGTCACCCCACTTTTAATTAATCGATTACTTCATCAATCTTACTTTCGCTTACCGAAAAAATTCTCCACTCGTGTTGAAACCCTGTATACTTCTCAGTAACCTTAGCCTCAACGTCAGTAACGGAATAACCCTTTACCAACTTCTCCTCTCGGATTTTTTTTATTCTACCTGAGTTTTCATCAGGCATATCGTAAACAACTTTTGCTACAAAAAATTTCTCATCCATAATTTTGGTTTTTTTATCTTGCCAAAAAATCGGATAATTTTTTCATTAAATCAACAGACTTTTCCATTCCGTGACTCTGAGCAAGTTGTTTTTTTTCTTCGTCGAGGTTTTCTTCGTATTGATTCCTGTCATCGACATTACTAAACAGATATGCTCCAGGTGTTGAAGGCGAAGATACCAAATCAAAACAAATCAATTCAAAATCATCTTGTACCTCATTCTGTTCCCCCTTCTTAGCCAAAGAACCTACACCTCTTGAGGAAACTCCCATCGTAACACCTTGTCTCATTAAGTTAGCTGCGATGTCTCCCTTTGTGGATACAATTCCCTTTTCATGAAAACCTGGTGAAGTGAGGAGTTTAAGTTTTCCCATCAAGATATTTCCATCCCACCAAATATCAGTAATTATGTGAGACACTCTATCGAGGTCAATTAATGAAGATTCAGGGTGATTCAACTCTGAAGTTGAAAGACCTTTCTTAATAATGTTTTTGTACTTGTCAGCTTCTCTTTTGAGAATTCTTTCAGGGTATACTCTACCATTACGATTAGGTACACCAAACTTCTGTAGAACGGCGTAGAATTCAAAAGGGTTTCTATAATCTAAATCCTTTTGTTCTTTTAAGAAATCTTCATTCAGTCTATCTTTGGGTGATACATATCCCGCATCCATTTCAATAAGAATACCCTTACCCGTGTCACGAGGACCCAAAATTTTCAAATCTTTCATTATCTCTTTTAGAGATAAATATTAGGTTATAGGTTAGTTTTCTTTTTACCCGTTTCTTTAGAGTTTGAAAAAACAAAATAATCATTTTTCATAACACAATCTTTGTATACTTCTCTTAAAATTTTCTTGATTGAATCTTTTAATCTATTCCCTTTGAAATCCAATTCTTCTTTAGTGAATAAATTAATCTCCAAATTCATAAAAGAGTGTTTTTCCAATTGAATTCCACTTGTTCTCAAGTCCAAATCCACAATAAAATTTTCTTTAAATAAATTTCGGTCCAAACTCTCGTATACAGAATGTTTTACATCACGAGATAAATTACCTACCACACGAGTCCAATTTTCCGAGTCTTGGACAGGGGTTACCCACGTTTGAATGTTTATGTATAATGACTTAAGATTTTTTGAGTCAACCGTACCGTACAAAGTTTTTAATGAATCGTATTGGTTAATCTTTACTGTTTTCCCTTTTTTCACGTGGGTTAAAATATTGCTCTCCGTTTATTTTCTCTAATTATAGGAGTCTTTTTCGGATTTCCAAAATATTTCTTAAATATGCTAGTTGTAATTGTTAACTCAAACATAGAAAAAGCTTTGAAGACTTTGAAATCCAAAGTAATCAAAACCAAACAATCTCAAATTTTGAATGGGAGAAAAGAGTTTACAAAAAAGTCAGTGGTTAGACGCAAACAAAAATTGTCTGCGATTTACAAACAGAAACTTAATTCTCTTGACTAAGGGACTCTTCGAGTTGTTTTAGTCTAACGTAATTAACTTGGTCGAAATTTTCTAATTGAATTTTTTCAATTGTTTCTGAAATTCTTGTTTTCATCTCAGATTCAGATTGTTCCTCATATAAAGAATTCAATTTCGAAATTGTGGATTCTTTAAGGTTCGTATATTCTTTTTCCAAGTCATCCGACTTAGACGCCAAAATGTGGAACACTTCTTTTTTTGTTGTTTCATCTAAACTTGTCAAATAATTTTGAATAGTTTGATTAGCAATGTTTACCATCGATTTGATTGGTAAAGTGACAGATTCTTTCTTCTTTGAAGTTTCAGTCATCAAAGTTTTAAGAATATTTTTTCTCGACTCTAATCTTTCTTGGATGTTGATTTTGGTGTAATAAACCAAATTATCCAAATCTTCGTAGATATTAACCACATCACTTCCTTTCTTAGGGAGTTGGGTGGTCTTGAGAATGTGTCTAATCACTTCAATACCTTCCTCAAGGTATTCTCTCGCCTCTGATTCTTTCAGCCCCTTAGGAGACGACAAATCATCGTACAAAGAGTAAAGTTTGGCAAAATTTTTATTTTCTAAAACGTTATGTTTGAATTCCCTTAAAGTTTGTTTAAAGGAAGTAGGCTTGTTGTATGATTCAACTAAGTTTTTTTCAATTATGGATTTTATCTGTCCGAAGGTCATTGGGGTTGTATTTTATCAACAATAAATATTACGAATTCAACAACTTGTCTAATTCATCCCCAATTTCTCCTAAAGATTGTTGACCTACACCCAAATCTAAAAATTTACTACCCCACATATCGCTTTCAATCAATATGTTCATATCCCTCCTTTTTGACTCGGGAGTAATTTCGCCACCTGCGGTAGCGGCGGCAGCCTCTTCACCTGCCGGTGGAATTTCACCACCCAAGTCAGGTCCTCCAGTTTCTCCTCCCAAATCAGATAAACCACTTGGCATACTTGGTGGTGGTACAGTTTCTTCTCCCGCAGCAGTTGCTTGGGCGGTAGTTTCACCACTACCTTTTGTCCCATAAAGTTTGTCAATAGTATCAAACAATCCTGTCTTACTAATAACAACAGGAGTCTGTTTCAATTCCTCACCAATTGCTCTTTCGAGACGTTGTTGTAACAAGTCCAAACGAATCTCCTCATCAGAGAAATTAAAGATATGTTTTTTAGCCCAAGTAGAGGAGGTTGGCTGTATTCCATTACCAGGGTCTGAAACCATGTCACGATAAAGAAGAACTTTTTCTTTCCAAATGTCTACCTTCAACAAATCTGCCTGAGTTGATGGGTTGGTTAGACCCAAAGTGAAGTTTGAAATTTCTTCCTCGAATCCCAACAAGAAAAGGTGAACAATAGCAATTTTGTTCAACTCTTGAATCATAGACTTTTGAATTCTATTGATGGTACGAGCGAAACGAATATCCATCAACGCCAAAGTTTTACCATCTCCTACAGTTTCTTCAAACCCAAGGAATGCCTTTGGAATACGAAGAGCGGTCACCAACTTTTTCTGAATGTATTCAATATCAGCAATTTCCGACAAGTTCTGAGCTCCCGCCAAAGTTTCAATTGGTGAAGGTGTCGATGGGTCACGAACAGGTATGAAGTAATCTTGGTCTACCGCCATTTGGTTGAATCTCATATCTACTTGTCCTGTTTTGGAATCAACAATTTGTTGTCTCTTGAACTTGTTGGCGACACGGTTTACGTATGCTTCAACATCGTCATCGTTCATGTTTCCAACATAAACTTTGAAGATACGTCTTTCAGGCGCTCTTGAGGTACGATAAATCAACATCGCATCTTCCGACAATAACAATTGTTTCCAAATTCTACGTGACTTTTCCAACATGGAAGTACCATAAGGAAGTTTTCTGTCATCACCTAATAATCTGAAGTGGGCAATTTCCCATGGTTGGAATTCCATATTACGAGTTCTCCACTGAAAAGTTAGACCTTTGTTTTCTTTTGATGGTTTTACATCAGAAGTAATATTTCTTTCCATCATACCCGACTCGAATCTTTCGATTTCAATGTTCGGAAGTTGTTGACAACCGATTACCCCTTTTTCGGGGTCCAAACGTAGGTATACAAAATCGTCACCATACTTACATGTATTTCTTGTCCACATAGGTAAGTTGGTATTAATGTCCAAGTTATTATTGAACAAGTCGGCTAATACTGATTTGATTCTTTTTGATTCAGAATAAATCTGTAGAATGAACCCATCTTCGTTTGGAGTGGTAGATTCTTCAGCGTAAATGTCTAATGCCGCTGAAATCTCAGGAGTGTACTCCATGGACTCGTAATCGTAGTACGAAGCCAACCTGTTTGGTTCGTAGTAGATTGCTTGAGTGTAAAGATTACTCTCAACTTTAGCAAATTGGTTTGCCAAATAGATACTCTGTTGAGCTTGTAATTTTTCCTTTTCGTAAGTGGCTTTGTCTGTAGTTCTTAGAAGTTCTTTTTTATCGAACTTGTAAGTTGGAAAATCTTGACTCAGTAAAGCATCAGGACCGAGAGCCCTCGATAACCTTTGCCATACTGTCATATTCTTTTGGTCCATATTAGGATAAACTTAACTTAGTGTAGTACATAATAAATACTAACGGATACCAAATAACCACCCGTATTTCTGATAATCCTCACGAGATACTTGTTGGTTTGGTCTACCCATTCCATTTTGATTCGGGAATTGTGGAATCATTGGATTGAAGAAATCGGACCTTTCAGTATTTTCATTTACATGGGTCGCCCATGAATTAATCATTGCTTTGGTATGGTTGGTAACCTTTACCAACGATGGAAAAGCCGCCTCGGCAGCATAAAGAGCAATGGCGATAGACATGATACAATCATCATGATGACCTCTTTGGTGGTCAGGTCTTCCATTGATGTAAACGAATGTACCCATTTCATTAATCAAACGACTACTCCTAACTTTGAACTCATGTCGAATATTTTCTTCAAATGCGGCAATAATTTGAACTCTTTTACTATTGAAATTAATACCAGGTATTTTGTCTTTGACTCTTGGGTCAAACTTCCACAAATTTGTCATATCCACCCCATCATAGTAGAACAACTCGTACCCGAGTTCTTGTAATTTTCTTGAAGTGGCAACACCCATTCCGCCAGTCAAATCTGTAACACAAAGTGCATTGTACATATTACCCCACTTGTAACCAATCTCCGCCAAAACATCGGGTGGTACTTTTCCAACAAATTCCAATACTTGTTCCCTACTGTCAAAATCAATGATTTCAATACATGAAAAGTCTTCAGAATCACCACGAGAAACGTCAATTCCCATTACGTATTTGTGCCCGTTCTCAGGTTCTTTCCAAATCCAAAGTTGTCCGCCAATCAGTTTAGCTGCCGGTTCCCTAACATCATTTTTCATAATTGTCTGAACCAACTGAGAGTCAAATACGTTGTCACCTGAACCCAAAAAGTTACACTCTAATTCTTGTGCAACCTTACGTTTGTCGTACTTCAATTTTTTTACCATACTCTCAAACCACGAAGAACATGGTTTGTATCCGTCGGCAATAAATCCTTGTAAATCCGTTAGAGTTCTTTCACGGTGATTCTCATGTGATAAATCTACAACAACATCTTTTGGATATTCTTCTTTGTTAAGAAGGTAGTGAACAATGTCATTACACTTTACCATGTAAAGGTCTTTTGTGTATCGAGGGTCACGGAACCAATACATTTCGGTAATTTTGAAATCATTCATTCCACGAAGTGCCTGGT